CGCGGACGGAACATGGTGGGTGGTGATCCCATGACACAAACAAGATGGAAGTGTCCGACGTGCGGTCACGGGTTGCTTGCACCGACCCGACCACGACTCAACGATGTCCGCCGATACTGTCTGCCGTGTTCATCGAAGGCAGGCGTGTTGGTCGAACGTGTCGCCCCCGCGCTCGAAGCGCAACGTGCCAAGCGTGATGTCGCGCGACGTGAACGCGAGAAGGCACAACGCGATCGTGAACGCAAACGCAAGAACCCACCGCGCAAGGTTGCCGCCCGCACGTTCAGCAAGGTCGGTGAGTTCGGTATGCCAATACAAACTGAAACGGCGCGCCTATGGCGAATGTTGCGACACATGCCGCCAACTTATCGCGGTGCGACAACTGCGATCAGTCGATCGAAACGAATGACCCCACCGAAGGTTGCCGTCAAACAGAAGTCATGGCAACTCGACAAGGACGGGCGCGTGTTCACGCGTGGGGCTATGGGTTTGGCATACATGGGCGAACATCGCATCGCGGTCGAACCAAAGGTCAGTTGGGAAACGTTGGCGCATGAGATCATCCATTGCGCGGGATACCGTAATCACGACTACGCGTTCTATTCGGCACTCATCTGGTTGACCGAACGACGATGGCGCACGACCATCAAAGATCGACACACCATCACGCGGTACGGGTATCACATCGACTGGATGATCGAACGACAGATCACCGACATCGTTCGATCACACTTCCAACCGACATCGATCGAACCACCACAAACAACAACCGAGTGACACCCCAACCGTAGAAGGGTCGCATAGGCGCGCAGCAGTTCGCGTGCTGCGTTGAAACCCACCGACCCCTATGTCGATACCCCCAACCGTTAGCGCGTGCGCTGCGTAGTGCGTTCAGCGACACGCCGACAACAACATCGACGTGCCGCCCGCGGTAGGTGGGGAAGGGGAAACCACGACCACCCGCGTTGAACGCAAGGACTAGATTACCCGAACCGATTGGATCATGCCGACTGGTATGCAAAGAACGTTATCTAGTCCGTCTTCGTTTGTGATCGACTGCGCGACAACAACATGACCTTGCTTTGCTTCGGGCAACAACCAACCGATCGTTTCAACGACACACGGGTCGGGATCGATCTCATCGAAGTCAACCCATGAAGTCAGCGCGTGCGCGTCATGCCACACCACCATTGCTCTCGTCCTATCGATCATGACCACAACCTACCAATGGGGACACCCAGCGCGTAGCAGGGTCGTAAAGGCGCGTCAGAACGCGCGTGCTGCGTCAAACACCCCCACCCCCTATGCACATACCCCCCAACCAAGAGCGCGCCTGCTACGACGCGCATGGTTCTACCAGCCTTCTTTCTTGCGGTCGGCGCAGAAGATGGGCGCGTGCAACGTGATCCCTTTGTTTGGTGCGATGATCGCCAACGCTTGTTGCGGCTGCTCAAACCCGAAGTTCATGACATAGGCATACTCGTCCACGCCCTTCATCGATCCGTTCACAACCAACGACGGTGACGGCAAGTACTGATGCCAATGCCCGATCCAAAGTGTGTCGAACGTTTGACCCGTCGCCAAGAAACGTTGCGCCTTGCGCGCACGCATCCGCATGATCGGTGGATAGATGCCACCAATCCCACCACCACCACTTACCTGATCGCCGTGTGACAACAAGTGAGTCGAGTCGTAGACCTTGATCAATGCGTCGGTGCCTTCGGGAACGTTGAACGTGAACCGTTTGTCATCCTTGAAGAAACGTTCCAACTGTTTGCACAACAACCAATCGAAGTTTGTGCGCGCGCGCATCTTCATTCTTGGTTTGCGTGTCGTGCGTCCGTGATTACCTGCAACACCCGCGACATGCACATGCTTGAACTCGCCCGCAAGCAGATCGAGTGCGGACGCAATGTGTTCAGCCCAATAGAGAAACGACGACAACATTGTGTCTTCGTTCGTTTGTTGTAGTTCTTCGTGGATGTCACCCGAGAAGATGTCACCGCCCAACAACACAACAACACCGTCATACTTCATTCCCGACAGATAGTGACGTGACAACTTGACGACGTTCGATGTCCAACGTTCCAATCTCATGCGTGCGATCGCGCGGTTGTATGCGTTCAGTCCTTCGACTTCGGCAGGTTCGACGACTTCATCGAGATGCAAGTCGGACAACATCACCATCAACGTTGCCGATGTCTTTGATGTCGGCTTCTTTGGCATCGTCCAAGGTAGCGGTTGTAGGTGTTGTGACTCGACGTGTTCAACAAATGTCAACGCACGTTGCACGGACGCAAGTTGTTCAGTTAGTCGAGCGACTTCTTTGGTCGCGCTGTCACGTTCACGTCGAACACGCAACAAGTCAACGTTGTCTTCAAGAACGCGTTGTTCGCGCAATTCGTCACTTAGCCCCATCAATACCCCGTCTCACGTTTGACACGTGTGTCTCTGACAACTTGAACCCGCGTCGTTGCATCACGCGCACGATTGAAATTGCTGGGATAGTTCGATCGACTATTGCATCCAAGAACTCTTTGCGATCATGTTCGTCGAGTTGATCGGCGATGTCGTCGATCCGTTTGCGGCGTGGGATGCGTTGTTCAGCCTTTATCTCGGTTAGCAGACCCGCCACCGTTGCCCCCTTGCGCGTGCCATTCGATGTGCCGATCAACTTTGTCTCCTACTCGTTCGACTTGGCGACCAACCTTCTTCAACTCGCTGATGACATTCGTGTGATCATCGTGGTTCTCGCGTCTGAACTTGCTGATCAGAGCGACAATTATCGCAAACGTTCCAGTCACGATCGCAACGATGATTGATGTCTCCATACTAATCAGGGTATCTCACGCAACAACTTGAACGCGTCATTGACCAACTTTGGGTCGTCAGCGAACGCGGGCGTGACTTCGCAATGGAACCAGTCGCCCGACGGTGCGCCCGCGATCGTCTTCACTTGGTACTTGATCCAATCACGTCGATCACAACGCCACCCACGCCCATGCGGTTGCGGAAAGTAATCCAAGATCAATTCAAGACCTATCTGATCCGCGTTCGTGATCAACGTGCGCATGACATTGATCGCCGCTTGTCGCCCGCCTTCTTTGATGCCCAAACCTTTGTCCGCTATGTGACGGTATGACAAGTCAACTGCTCGACCCGTCGAATGAACACTCAACGCATCTTTGCCCCTTTGATTACGTACACCGAAGTCACCGTTGTTCCACAACGCCCCATCACTCAACTCGATGACGTTGTTGATCCAAGCCGTCATGCCTGCACGTCGCCCCGTTGCGATTCCGTCTTGTGTTCCCGTGTATCGTCGCGCCTTCACGACCCGCGCCCGAAGGAAGGATCGTTGGAGTTTGCCCAACGCAACAATGGTGGCAACACGGCTGCAAGAGCCGCCTTTGCAAGATCATCGGGCGCATAGTTGCCAGTCGCTACAACCGCGCACACCGCACCGATCACGCTGCGCACGTATGACGCAACCATTGACTTGTGTTTGTCGTTGAATGTCATGACATCAATTCACTTTCTGATAGCGGGGGGACGAATGTGTCGCTCGCGGGATCGTAGGTGTACCCGTTGCCCGCGTATGCGCCGCGAAAGTTTGCATGGTAAGAAGTTTGCAACCAGTTGCCTTCAAGCCCCAACGACGCAATGAACGCCTGCCCGACTTGTTCTGATGCAGGGAACTCTCCGCCACCGCAATCATCGTTTGACACAACGATCACGCAACGAACTATGCCGTCTGATACTTGTGCGAAGTGAGCCACGATTAGACCTTGAACCTTACGTAGACGATGCCCGAGCCGCCATTGCCACCTGACTGCGCAAGAACAGTTCCACCGCCGCCTGCACCACTGTTGTTTGCACCAGCGTTTCCGTTGCCACTCACTTTGCCTGCGACCCCACCGTTTCCTGCCGCACCACCAGTACCACCGTCGGCACCGCCACCACCGCCTGCGCCTTTGTAGGTTGTTGTTGCCACTTCGCCTAGAAACGTCGACACATCTAGACCGTTTCCACCTTTGCCGCCGTTAGTGCCGCCCGTGTTGCTGTTCGCACCAGCACCACCTGCACCGCCGCCACCTGCACCGTCACCCGCACTACCCGACGAAGTACCACCAGAGTTACCAAACGCCGTACTTGGGTCATAAGCACCAACCGCACCAGTCTGACCTGCGCCGTAGCCGCCGCCAGTTTGCCCTGCGCCGCCGCCGCCAGAGCCACCAACATTCGGTACGCGAAAGTTTCCACCACCGCCACCACCACCAACTGCGCCAGTGATTGAACCAAAAGTTGCCGCACTTCCATTCGTGCCGCCCGTGTTGCTTGCGTTGCCCGCACCGCCAGCAGGAATGACGATGCTTTGGTTTGCGGTCACATAGAGAGTTTGCTCGGTGACACCACCGCCACCACCGCCACCACCTGACCCTGATTCCGCAGCGCCAGCACCACCGCCAGCACCAACAATAAGGACATCAAACAGCCCACTCTTCGACACGGTCAAAGTTGACGAAGATGTGAATGTAAGTAGCGTGTAGTTCAGTCCGCCAACGGTGATCGATGTCGACGTGCCGCCAGTTGCTACACCGTATCCGATGCCTGCGGTTGGTCGTTGCGTGAACGTGTTGACGCGTGTGCCTGATCGTGTTCGTTCACCGAAACGTGTCACGAATGTTCCTAAGCAGCGATGCGGTTCACATAACCGCCGATCATGACCACGTTTGCGCTTGCGCAGAACGCTCGAACGACAAGTGGTGTGGCGTTGCCTTTGATGACAAGTCCCGCAACAACAAGGATCAATCCCGACTCTGCGGTGATCGTTTGTTCAATCAAGTCATCGGGTGAAGATGTACCACCGAACTCGATCGTCAACTTGCGGTCGGTTGTGTCGGAGTTGACTGCATACAACCAAAGTTCGTCAATCGTTGTCGCGGTCGATGAACCCGTGTGGATCGTCGTGCCTGCGGTCGCTGTTGCAGCGACTTTGATCAAACGTCCATCGGTCGAACCGCTAAGTACTATCTTGCTGAATGTTGCCATGTTCGTGTTGCCTTCCTAACCGAATACCGTTGCCGCTAGAACAATCTGATCGCTGTCACCTGCATCATCACCGACGGGCGACCACGATGTCCCATTGTACGCTAGAACGACATTGGTATCGACCAAGTAGCATACTTCGCCTTCTTCGAGCGTTGGTTCATTCGCCCCACCGTAGGCGGCATCGCGTGTTGCTGCGTCAGCAAACACTTTGACCCCGCGCATGAGAAACTGGTTGACGTTTGCCGAAGTCAGCGTTTCGCCAACAGTGAATGCCTTAGTTCCAGTTATTGCCATGCCTTGATCCTACTGCCTACGTCAACGCGTTGTCTGCATCCAAGATACCAAACACCACGTCATCAAGGATCAATGGGAACACGATGTTGGCGACGTACAAGCCGAGCGTGACCATGTGTCGATCGGGCGTGATCTGATGCACAATTCGTTCCACCCCATAGTCGTCAGATACCGACGCAGGCGATCCCGTCGCGAATGTTCGCGTCACCGTGATCACGTCGCCCATCTCCAACCCCAACACGATGTCACGGTTGGGCGCACTCAACGCCGACACCATCAATCGAATGTTGTCAAACCGATACTGCGGTTCTTTGTATGTGTCAAGCAACTGCGTCGCCAACGTCAACGCTTCCGCGTTCGTTCCCAACAACAAGTTGTCGAGTGACAACGTAGCGACCCCATACTCTGTTTGACTTGACGCGTCATCAACCGCCTGCACCGTCCCGCCTTCAACTGTTGCTTGAACACGATTGAACAGAAACTTCTGGTCATAGATTGTCTCGATGCCCTGATACTTGATGCCCGTACCGTCATCAGCAAACGTTGCTACCGATGTCGCAAACACCGACGCGACGCGATCGGTGAATGTCAAGTCGCCGTTGGCAGCGCAGAAGAACAAACCTTGTTCCGCTTGTGCGACGCGTTGCAGATACCCGCCCGCGTTCGTGTTTGCCGCTACTTGGTATGCGCCCAATGATGCAACACCCGCGTCGATGTTTCGTGTTGTCGACGGGTAGTTGATCTCTGGTCGATCAAGAATGTTTGTGACACGTGTTCCCGACAATTCAACGCTAGGCGTGAACGCGTCGCCCGTGAACGCGTTAGCGATCAACACGAAGTCGTCGGCGGCAATGATCGTGACGGTCGATAG